ATAGTATGAAACAAATGAGGGTAACATGGTATTAAAAACATCACTAGGTGTAACAGAAGCAAACTGGGTTAATCAACAACCCAGCGATCTCGATTATCTTAAACCAAACGGATTTAAGTTTCAGATCCACAATCTACCAAATGTTTCATACTTCTGTCAGGCAGCAAACATTCCTGCGATACAACTTGGTTCGCCCACATTTCAAACACCATTGTCAGATATCCCAGTTCCTGGAGATAAATTGTCTTACGGCGACTTAGTAATTCGGTTTCTTGTTCAAGAGAACATGAGCAACTATCTTGAATTATACAACTGGATGATTGGTCTTGGATTTCCAGAGTCCAGAGAGCAATACAAAAACTGGAATGAAGCACAACGCTACAGATTTCCTGCGATTTCAGACAAACGTCTCGGCGCACTAGGAAACTTCTCTGATGCCGACTTCTTCATTCTTGACTCGGACAACAATCCGAATGTTAAAATTACATACTATGATGTGTTTCCTGTCAGTCTTGAGGCATTAGACTTCGATATCAGTTCTGGTAGAGCAGACTTCTTGGTTGGTATTGCTGCATTTAAATATCGCCAATATACTGTTGAGGCACTTTAAAGATTGACATTCCAAGCAAAATTTAGTATACTTATATTATTTTTCTATTGAGGGCATTATGAAACTATCTGAAATTCAAGAGTCATGGACTAAAGACTGCAAGATCGACCAATTAAATCTTGGTCCAGAATCAACCAAAACCCCAGAGTTGCATTCTAAGTATCTTAACATACTATCAAATTCTAAACTGCAGTTGCGCAAGGCAGAGGCAGATTATTATCGCTTGCGCAGAACTAAGATGCGGTATTATCGCGGAGAACTTACACGCGAAGAACTCGAAGAACATGGATGGAATCAATACCAAGGTCTCAAACCACTAAAGAATGAGATGGATGATGTTCTTCAATGTGATGAAGAGATGATCAAGCAACAGGACAAGATTGATTATATCAAAGCAGTTCTATACCAATTAGAGCAGATTCTGCGGTCACTAAATAGTAGGACATGGGATATTAAGTCCGCGATTGAGTGGACCAAGTTTACAAATGGATTAATGTGACCGATCTAACCATCACTAAAAAAGATGAAGTATACCTAAATGTGGAATGCGACCCCAGCATTTCACAGGAACTATCAGAGTATTTTACGTTTGATGTTCCAGGTGCAAAATTTATGCCCACCTACCGTGCTAAGTTATGGGACGGTAAGGCACGTTTGTTTAACATGTGGACTAAAGAACTATACGTAGGACTTCTTCCATATCTCAGAGAATTTTGTCAGCGTAATGAGTATGAGATGGACGTTCAGATCGAACGTATCGGCGATCCCATAACCTATGAAGAACTGGTTGAATATGCTGACTCGCTGAATCTTCACTCACAAGGTAATCCGATCGAAGCGAGAGACTACCAGTTGGACGCTGTTAAGTATGCGATTCGCATCGGCAGAACTCTGCTACTGTCGCCAACTGCATCAGGTAAGTCGCTGATAATTTATCTGTTGATGCGTTACCACCAGAAGTTTGGGCGCAAACAATTAATTATTGTTCCTACCACATCCCTCGTCGAGCAGATGTATAAAGACTTCCAAGATTATGCATCTGAGACAGACTGGAAGGCAAGTTATAATTGTGCGAGAATCTATTCAGGGTTCGAGAAGTCGAATGAGTATCCCATTACAATATCAACATGGCAGTCAATCTACAAATTACCTAAAAAGTTTTTTGATGAGTTTGATGTTATATATGGAGACGAAGCGCATCTTTTCAAAGCGAAATCGTTAACATCAATCTTCAACAAATGCACCAAGACTAAGTTCCGGATCGGAACAACAGGAACTCTTGATGGAACTAAGACGCATAAGTTAATCCTCGAGGGATTGTTTGGCAAGGTGCACAAAGTTATCTCTACCAAAGAATTGATGGAGCAGGGGTCAGTCGCCGATCTGGATATTCATTGCCTCGTTCTTGATTACTCTGATGAAGAGAAGAAAGCACTAACCAAGTATACCTATCAGGAAGAAATGGACTGGTTGGTAACACACCAAAAGCGCAACAACATAATCAAGAATCTGGCAACCACACAGAAAGGTAACACCCTAGTGCTATTTCAGTTTGTCGAGAAACATGGTGCAGTTTTGTATGACTTGATCAATGAGAAGATCGGAAAGTCTCGTCAAGTTTTCTTTGTTCATGGTGGAACTGATACTCAGCAGCGGGAGAAGGTTCGTGAGATTACTGAGAAAGAAAAAGATGCAGTCATCATTGCATCGTATGGCACCTTTTCAACGGGAATAAATATAAGGAATCTGCATAATGTCATATTCGCTTCTCCGTCGAAATCCAGAGTAAGAAATCTCCAGTCGATTGGTAGAGGGTTGCGTAAGGGAGATGACAAAACTTCCTGTCGCCTTTTTGATATAGGTGATGACCTATCTTGGAAGAGCAGAAAGAATTATACTCTACTACACATGATAGAGAGAATTAAGTTATATAATGAAGAAGGTTTTAAATACAAACTCGTGAGGATATCTACTGATGGAAACTCCAAAGGTACTTAAATTTAAAAATGGCGACCTAGTAATCGCAACGATACGGGACAGTGATACCAATGAATTATTCTGGATAGATAATCCCATTGCGGTGATTCCCTATCCTGTCATTCAAGAAAATGTTGTTGGGGAAACGTTTCTTCTGAAACCATGGATTGGTATTACTACAGAGAAAACTTTCCTGATTCCCAAATCCGAAATAATTACTGTCTGCGTATTAAGAGAGAATCTCCTCGCCCAGTATGAGAGATATATCTCAGGGGAAGTAAAGTTTCCCGAGGAAACTCAGGAGGAAAATACAGAAATGGATATGTTGCACTCCCGACTACTCAGAAGCAGGAACCTACTCAATTAAGCAGTAGTAAAGCTATTATTCATCATACTCGACATAGTCATTATACCTCGAATCGCGAGTGTTGTCAAGCTATATACTGAAATAATAGTGAAAAAAAATCATTGACTAATAAGAAAAAGTATAGTATAACGGTATGTATAGATGGAGTTATAAATGACTGAAATACCAGAAAAGAATGTAAAAAAACCATTCAAGAAGAATAAGAAGAACAACATACATTATGTAGATAACTCTAAGTTTCTAGAAGAGATTACTAAGTATCGAAATAGTGTGCTTGCTGCAAACGAAGCGGGAACATTGAAACCACGTGTTCCAAACTATATCGGGGAATGCTTTCTAAAGATTGCAACTCACTTGGCATACAAGAGTAACTTCATCAACTACACATATCGAGAAGAAATGGTGTCGGATGGTATTGAAAATTGTATTACTTACATCGATAACTTTAATCCTGAAAAATCGAAGAATCCCTTCGCGTACTTCACACAGATAACATACTATGCTTTCCTCCGTCGTATCGCGAAAGAGAAACGCCAACAGCAAACGAAGTATCGATACATGCGAAACATTGATGTTCACGACTTGATAACTCAGGACCATGACACAGGTGACTATGGTAATGAGTTTATTGACTATGTTAAGAAGCAGATGGACATGATTGATGATTTTGACAAACCTGCCTCAGCAAAGGTCAGCAATATACCAAAGCGTCGACCAAAATATTTAGACCAAAAAATCATTGACAATTCCCTTGATATAGAGTAGAATGGATTTATTAAAGATTGTTAAAGGAGTTGTTTATGACTGAAGTAAAAACTAACAAGTACGTTGCATGGTTCACTGAAAATTGGTTTACCGCATTTTTCTTTCTTGCGTTCGCATTGATTATCGCGGCAGTATCCAGTAATATTAGCAACCATCGGAATGGTGTTCAAGGTGTGTCTAAACAGAACGCAGGATGTATCTATCTCGAGTCAAGTGATCTCGGTGACGGTCAACACTACATGATCTGAGATGGTCAAATTGTTCTTAAGCGCCTCGCAGAAGAAGGTGAAGCAGAACCAACGACTGAAGAAAAGTTGGAAGAAGTAGTTCCTACTGCACCTGCAAAGTAATTAGAAAGTTCTAGTATGAAGGTTGCGTTGATCACAGACACTCACTTCGGTGCTAGGTCAGATTCTATTCCGTTCGATAACTTCTTCGCGAAGTTTTATACTGAGGTGTTTTTCCCGCATCTTGAGCAAGCAGTAATCAAAACCATTATTCATCTTGGTGATGTTTTTGATCGTCGCAAGTTTATCAATTATAA